GTTGGATATACTGGATCTGAGGGATATTGGGGATCAGTTGGATATACTGGATCTGAGGGGTATTGGGGATCAGTCGGTTATACTGGTTCAATAGGTGACACTGGGTATACTGGTTCAGCAAGTAGTGTAATAGGTTATACTGGGTCATGGGGTTACTTTGGATCAACTGGCTATACTGGATCAATCGGTGATCAAGGCTATTGGGGGTCAGTTGGATATACTGGTAGTGAAGGATATTGGGGTTCAGTTGGGTATACTGGGTCATGGGGTTACTTTGGGTCAACTGGCTATACTGGATCAATTGGATTTGTTGGATCTAAAGGTGCTGTTCAAACAACTATAAGTAGCACAGCTCCGTCTAGTCCAAATGTTGGAGATATTTGGATAGATGATACATCAGGTATAGAATATCTCTATATCAACGACGGATCATCGTACGAATGGGTTGAATTTGGTAATTTAGGTATTGCAGGTCCTGCAGGTAATACTGGCTATTGGGGATCAAACGGCTATTGGGGGTCGGTAGGTTATACTGGATCAGCAAGCACAGTAGCTGGATATAGTGGTTCAGCAGGATCCAGTGGTGTAGCAAGAAATACAATAACAGCAACAACAGCATCTATAGCAAATCTTGCTACTGGAAATGTTACAGCTACAGGATATAAATCATATGTATTATTTAAAATACAAACATCTTGTGAAGCTTGGGTGAGAATATATACCGATAGTGCATCTAGAACAGCAGATGCATCTAGATCAATCGGTAGTGATCCAACTCCAGGAAGTGGTGTTATCGCTGAAATATTAACAACTACTGGATACTTAACACAATTAATTACTCCAGGGATATTTGGGTTTAATAATGATGGTACACCTAGCACAAATATATATCTAGCTGTTACAAACTATAATGCCAGTACACAAGCAGTTACAGTAACCCTAACAATGGTACAGATGGAACTATAAAATGGATGAATTGGAAGAATTTGTTGTTACTTGCAATAATGTTGAAGATCAAGAATCATTATATAACGATTTAGAAACAATCGGTGGTAGTGACGCTATTCCTGAAAGAGCAGTTCCAGTATATCGGCGTAGGCCATTAAGCCTAAATACCCATTATATGCTAACATTAGATGAAGCAGATGCGTTATCACAGGATCTCCGTATTTTAGATGTTAAACCTGTCAAATTAATAGAAGCAAGTAGAAATTTATCCTCATATACACAAACAGGAAACTTTAGTAAAACTCCAGCTAACGTAGCAATGGATCCTAGTTATAGGAATTGGGCATTACTTAGATGTATTGAAGGTGTACAACGATCCGGATGGGGTACTAGCAATACATATACTGCATCAGGTTATGATAGTTCTAATTCCTATGTATCTGAAAATCAAAATACTACGATTACTATAGGCCCGACAGGAAAAAATGTTGATGTTATAATTATGGATGGAATCTGCGGAGTACCAAATCATCCAGAATTTGCCGTTAATGCCGACGGGACTGGTGGTAGTAGATATGTACAATACGATTGGTATCAATTAAACAGTATAGCTACTTCATTAGATGACGATGCTGCTACACTTCTATCTGGTTCTTATTCTTATGCTACTGATAGTAGTACAGTTAATGCCAATCATGGCGCACATACAACTGGCACTGTAGCCGGAAATACCTGCGGTTGGGCAAGAGATGCTAACATATATCAACTAGGACCTTTAGGTGAACAGGGAATTGGATCTACTATTATATGGGATTATGTTAGAGCTTTCCATAGGAATAAACCTATCAATCCTGCAACAGGTAGAAAAAATCCCACTATCTGTAATTGTAGTTACGGTACTAGTCTCCAGTTTCCAACTACAAGTTTAACATTATATTCAGTAGTTCAAGCTAATAGAAGAGGAACAACTGTTGGTCCATTTGGGTCTAGTCCTTATACTCCATTTACATCAGCTCAATTAAATTCAGTTGGAATGTATAATCGCACATCGAGTGGAACAGTATATACAACAGTTCCGTGGTATATTAGTGCTGATGCAGCTGATATAACCCAAGCAATAAATGATGGGATTATAATAGTTGCTGCTGCTGGGAATGAAAGTTTTTTCATAGATAAATCATCAGGATCTGATTATGCTAATTGGTTTGTAGCAGCATATGGAACATCTACTTCTTTTTATCTATGGAATCAACACAAAGGATGTGCTATTTCAGCAACACCTGGAGTTATATCTGTTGGTGCAGTAGATGCTATCGCAGCAGAAAGAAAAGCATATTACAGTAACACTGGTCCTAGAGTTGACATCTATGCCCCAGGTACCTGGATAGTGAGTTCAATAACAACATCAACTGGAGACTGGGGTGGTACTAGTTCACCCGATAGTAGAAATAGTAATTATTATATAGGAAGAGATGTTGGAACCAGCATGGCTGCTCCACAAGTAGCTGGAATATTAGCATGTTTGCTAGAACTATATCCTCGTATGAGTCCTGCTCAAGCGTTATCATATATAACAGGATGTGCTAAAACTTCTCAACTAGCAGATACAGGCGGTTCAAGCCCATCATGGACAAGCGATCCATATAGTTTACAAGGTGGTTATAATAGATACCTCTATTTGCCACAAGAAAGACCATCTAATGGAGAAATGTATCCAAAACAAAATGTTATGGCAAGACCTAGCTCTGGAATCTTATATCCTAGAACCAGTATAAGATTAAGATAAATATAGATAATATAAAGGTAATATAATACATGTCATTAGGATTTCCTACTAGTAATTTGGTAACAAATGTCACTACATATACTGTAGGAGGTAGAACATGGTTATGGAATGGGCAAGCATGGCGATTAAATAATACATTTGTTGGCTATACTGGTTCGGTTGGCTATACTGGTTCGGTTGGATACACTGGATCACTTGGTGATACTGGATATTGGGGATCAACGGGCTACACTGGAAGTAATGGATATAGTGACTATTATGTTAGTGACACTATACCCGCAGTTACACTTAAACCTGGAGATAGATGGTTTAATACTACCGACGGAATAGAATTAATCTATATGGATGACGGTGATAGCCTCCAATGGATTGAAGCTGTAGCATCAGGAGGTGTTGGTGTAACTGGATATACTGGATCAATAGGCTATACTGGGTCATTTAATCAAAATCTTACCTATACATTTAGTGGTACTAGCAGTACTCCAGCTTCGATATTTTATAATATGATTGAAATAGCGACTGTAGTAGGAACAGCTATACCATCAACACTTAATTTTTATCTATCTTCTCAAAGTGTTGTGTATTATTCCACTGCTGCTACTGCTAATTGGACAGTAAACATCGCATATTCAGCATCAACTACACTAAACAGCATACTTACTACTGGTCAATCAATGACTGTACAATTACTTGTGACACAAAGTTCTCCAGCTTACTATAATACCAGTGTACAAGTCGATGGTACTACTGTCGGAGTAACTACATATTGGTTAAATGGTGCTCCAACAGTTGGGCATTCTAATGGGGTAGATGGATATTCATATGCTGTTATAAAAACATCAAGTACTCCAACATACACAATATTTGCAGCACAATCACAGTTTGTATAAGGTAAGATAATATGCCAAAATTTGGATCATTTGGTGCTGGGGCTATACGAAATTTTGGATTTATCCCGCCAGCGCCAGCGCCTGCTGGGCAAACTGCATATATAATACCTGGAACTTACACTTGGACGGCGCCTTCTCGAGTAACTTCTGTATCTGTTGTATGTATCGGTGGTGGTGGTGGTGGGTTTCGAAGTGGTAGTGGTGGTGGTGGTGGTGGTCTAGGATATAAAAATAATATAGCCGTCTCCCCGTTCTCAAGTTATACTGTTGTAGTTGGAGTTGGGGGCACTGGCGGTCCTAGTGCCTCAGTTACGGCAGGTGGAGATAGTTATTTTATCAGTACATCAACAGTAAAAGGCGGTGGTGGTGCTAAAGGTACAAGCACTACTGGCGGAACTGGCGGAACTTATGTTGGAGATGGTGGCGGTAATGGCGGTGCTGGAGGTTCATATACTACTTCACTAAGCAGTGGGCCTGGGGGTGGCAGTGGTTCAACTGGGGGTGGGGGTGGCGGTGCTGGTGGATATACTGGTACTGGCGGTGCTGGTGGTAATGGATCAAGCGGAAATGGAGCTAATGGAGCAGGTGGCGGTGGTGGTGGTGGTGCTGCCAACACTCAAGTATACGGAAATGGTAACGGTACACCGTCAGGAGCTGCTGGTGGCGGTGTTGGAATATTAGGATCTGGGTCTAATGGTACGGGCGGGACAGGATATAACAATTATGGAACAAATGCACCAACTGGCGGGGGTGGTGGTAGTGGTGGAGGTAGTGGTGGTAATGGGTCAATAAACTTTATTTCTGGCAATGTAGGCGGTGTTGGAGGATCATACGGAGGTGGTGGTGGTGGGAGCAGTGGATCTGGAAACAGTGGTGGATACACTAGAGGTGATACAAATGCAGGAGGATCAGGGTCTGTAAGGATAATATGGTCCGGAGATAGCGGTACAACTAGAGAATTTCCTTCTACTAACACTGGAAATTTGTAATTTTTTTAAATATTTTTTTAAGATAAATAAAGCAGTATGTCATTTAATCTACCAACCAATCCTTCTAATGGATACATTTATACAATAGGAAACCGTTCATGGCAATGGAACGGTACTTATTGGAAATCCACTACTTTAAATATTGGATTTACTGGATCAATAGGATATACTGGATCACAAGGTTCTGGATATACTGGTTCAGCAAGTACAGTAGCTGGCTATTGGGGATCAGTTGGTTATACTGGATCACAAGGTTCTGGATATACTGGTTCAGCAAGTACAGTAGCTGGCTATTGGGGATCTGTAGGATATACTGGATCAGCAAGCACAGTAGCCGGGTATTGGGGATCAGTTGGATATACTGGTTCTTGGGGATATTTTGGATCAACTGGTTATACTGGATCAGCAAGTACTGTAATAGGATACTGGGGATCAGTTGGATACACTGGTTCAATCGGACCAGCAGGAACATCAATTAATGTTATCGGAAGTTATTCTACTACAGCTAGTTTACCATCCACTGGACAAACAATAGGCGATGCTTATGTAATAACATCAACAGGTCATCTTTGGATCTATACAAATTCGTCAGCAGGTGGTAATATTAACGGGTTCATCGATGCAGGAACCTTTGTTGGATATACAGGGTCGACCGGAACAGGCTATTGGGGATCAGTTGGTTATACTGGATCAATTGGTGCTGGATATACCGGTTCAGCAAGTACTGTCGCAGGGTATACTGGTTCAGCCGGTTCTGGTGGTGGTGGTGGAGCTTCAGTAAGCATATCTACAACTGCACCAGGAAGTCCAACAGCAGGCCAGTTCTGGTACAAATCTGATGAAGGTAAATTATATATATATTATGACGACGGGAATAGTAGTCAATGGGTAGGTATCACTGCTACTATCGCAGGAAGTGCAGGCGTAGGTACAAGCGGGGGTGTTGATTCTTTTGTATCGTCGTTCTTGCTTGGATTATAATAGAGGAAGATCATGGCAACAACATATAAAATACTAGGACAACTAGAATCAGCAGCAACTACACTTGAAACTCTCTATACAGTCCCTGCAGATACCTCTACTGTTGTATCAGCAATTAATATTTGTAATAGGACAAGTGGTTCTAAAGCAGTCCGAATCGCTATCCGACAGGCTGGTGCAATTATTGCCAATAAACAATATATTGCATATGATTTATCAGTTGCTGCAAATGATTCTGTAGCATTATCACTGGGAATAACACTAGCTGCTACTGATATCGTATCAGTTTATGCTAGTGCAGGGTCGTCTATTTCATGGAACTTATTTGGATCTGAGATTACGTAATGACAGTTAAACCATTTTCAAGATTAAACTATGCCCCAAGGAATTATAACGTCGTATCAGCAGTTATGGTACCGGTTTATAGTGTTTCGTCAAGCGTAGCTTCATTAAACGAAGGTAGTGCTGTAACTTATACTATTTCTACACAATATGTATTAGATGGAACAGTTTTATACTGGACCACATCAGGTACCACAACTAGTTCAGACTTTAGCGATGGATTGACATCAGGATCTGTCACTATGACAAATGGAACTGCAACTGTAGTACGTACATTAACTAATGATATCATTACAGAAGGTTCTGAAACTATAGTATTTGAATTACGTACTGGATCAACTTCAGGAACTATTGTAGCTACATCACCATCTGTTACAGTATATGATACATCCGTTTTGTTCATAACTCCAGATACTTCGTCTGTAAATGAAGGCGGATCAGTAACTTGGACTATTAATGCTGTTGGATTCGGAACAGGTACACTTTATTATACTAATAGTGGTACAACTAGTGCTGGTGATTTTAGCGATAATTTAAACTCTGGTAGTATCGCTATTACAAGTGATAACGGAACGCTTACGAAGACTTTATTGAGTGATTTATCAACCGAAGGTAGTGAAACTATCATCATACAGATCCGCACTGGGTCAACAGCCGGCACTATCGTAGGGACATCAAATACAGTTACAGTTGCAGATACTAGCTATTCAACACAGGCATACAGCGTATATTTTAACACTGCCGCCAGTGGATTAGTTATAGCACATAATACTGCACTTGATTTAACTTCTGGTAATTTTACAATTGAATGTTGGTACTATAAAAATACTGCGTCAGCCAATGGCGAATATCTTTTTGGTAAAGGTGGAAATGCCAGTACCCGATATCACTCTTATGCTTTTCAGTCAACTGGAGTTAATACATATGGATTTCTAATTGGCGATAATACGGGCCCATCAACAGTTCAATCAATTAGTTTTGGAACATTGGATGTCAATACGTGGTATCATCTTGCAGCAATAAGGTCTAGTGCAACTATTACCACATTTGTTAATGGTAAACAAGTTACCACTACATCACAAGCATTGACAATGACTGATGTTGGAAATGCATTGGTCATAGGCAATCAATATACCAGTGCTAGAACTGCTTTAACAACTGGAGCAGGACAAGGCCAATTAATTGGCGGATATGTCAGTAACTTACGTATCATAAAAGGCACAGCAATATACACAACTGGAACAAACTTCACACCACCAACAGATAATCTAGCGTCTATAACAGGCACATCACTATTAATTAACGGAGCAACTATCGCTGATAGTTCATCAAACGCATTTACTATAACAAACACTGGTACAGCAGTCGTCAGAATGGAAAATCCATTTGGTGATTATAGCATGTCGTTCAATGGTAGCAGTCAGTATTTAACTACAGCATCTAGCGTAGCTGCTACTGGTGATTTTACAGTTGAATGTTGGGTCTATGCTACAGCATATACGACTAACATGGGAATATGGTCGATTGGTAGCACTGAAGCTAGTGGTAGATATCAATTATATCTTGCTGCTTCTTATACTTTAACTTTAGATCAGTACACTGTTGGCGGGCCTTCTTGGGGAGTTATAACCGCAAACGCATGGAATCATATTGCGCTTGTTAGGAGTGGAACAACATTGTATCTGTATGTCAATGGAGTATTAAGAACCGCATCGGCAGGAGCCAATGGAGTATCATCAACAACATTAAGTGGAACTATAGGTGGTACTAATGGTTATGTTATTGGAAAAACGACATACGGACCAAATGCACCATGGTCAGGATATATTTCAAACTTTAGATATGTTAACGGTTCAGCACTTTATTCTTCTAACTTTACACCATCAACATCAGCTCTAACTGCTGTCAATAATACACAATTATTAACATGTCAATATGCTGAATTATATGATGCATCAACAAATCATTTGGCTATGACAAATATAGGTTCTACACCTGCATCATCGCAGAATCCATTTGGTAATTATTATGCGTCGTTCAATGGAACCAGTCAATATCTTAGTGTTCCATATAACGCTAATCAAGCGTTTGGTGCAAACGATTTTACTATAGAAAGTTGGATATATGTAACAGACATATCAAAACAAGGTTATATACTTTCTGCGTGGTATGTCGTTGGTGGACAATTCTATATTATAGTTAATTCTTCTGGGCGTTTAGTTTTTAGATATGTTACCGGAAGCACCACACAAGTAACTGTTACGGCAACAACAACATCAATAACAGCAAATGCTTGGTATCACATTGCGGTGGTTAGGAATGGAACAACTATAACACTATATGTTAACGGAGTTGCTGATTCAACTACATCTAACATAGGTTCAACTGCTTTAGTCTATTATAATGGAACTCAAAAAGATATCTACATTGGTCTAGATGGTACAACTGCTGGAAATTATTTCGCTGGATATATAACTAATGCTCGTATTGTTATTGGTACAGCAGTTTATACAGGAAATTTTACTCCACCTGCAACACCATTGGCAGCAACACAATCAAGCGGTACTAACATATCGGCTATTACCGGAACATCAACAACTTTGTTGACTTGTCAATATGCTAATATTGTTGACGCATCAACTAATAAGTTTACCATAACGAATGGTGGTACTGTTCAAACATATTTAACTGATGTATTTTCTGGTATTGTTTCCGGTGTAAACTATGCTCAGAAAAACTACAGTTTAAAATTAAATACAACTTCTACAAATCAATATGTTGATACATCCCACGCATCTAACTTTGCATTTGGTACTGGTGATTTTACTGTTGAATCGTGGATATATTTAGACAATAGTTACAGAATACTACCGTTAGAATCAGTCGGGCCGATGGCATGGTTTGGTGATAGTGGAGCTAATATTGCTGGAATATTTATACAAATGGGAACTGATAGGTTAAGCGTTTCTAGACCTGGTTATGCAACAAACGTATATCTTAGATATCCTGGGGCAACCACTGGAACTCCATACCTACAAAATAACACATGGTATCATCTTGCAGTAACAAGACAATCCGCAACTTGGAAAATCTTTCTTAATGGTGTACAAGGTACTACAGATTCGGCTGCTGATTATAGCATTAATACCACATCAGTTAGATTCGGAGGTTCAAGTGATACAGCATATGCTTTTCCAGGATATATCTCAAACATGCGTGTTGTTAAAGGTGTAGCTGTATATACCGGCGCATTTACTCCTCCAACATCACCACTAAAAGCAACACAATCATCAGGAACAAACATTGCGGCTATCACTACGCAAACTAGTTTGTTAACATGCCAATATAATACACTATTTGATGCTTCTAATAATAAACTTGCCTTAACTCGTACAGGATCGCCAGACATGGTCAACATGTATCCGTTTCCAGTATAATTGAGAAAAATAAATAAAAAGGAAATAAAATATGGGACATTTTGCGAAAGTAGTAGACGGAAAAGTAACTCAAGTCATTGTTGCTGAACCTGATTTTTTTAACACATTTGTTGATCCAGAGCTCGGCCAGTGGATACAGACTTCTTATAATACAAGAGGTAATATACACTATGCACCAAACACAAATGAGCCAGACGGAGGTATAGCATTGCGCGGTAACTATGCAGGAATTGGATATACATATGATGATGTAAACGATGTATTTTATCCACCAAAGCCATTTAACAGTTGGGTACTTTCAACTGAAACTTGGAATTGGATGCCGCCAGTTGCTTATCCAAATGATGATAAATTCTATGTCTGGGATGAAGACACTGTATCATGGAAAGAAACAACAATAAATACATAATATAAAAAAGGTAACTAATGCCAGCAATTAATTTCCCAAGTTCACCAAACGTTAATGATGTGCATACTGCTAACAATTTGTCCTGGCAGTGGGATGGTACTGTCTGGCAAGCTGTTAATGCTACGATTGGATATACTGGTTCTGCAAGTACTGCTGCTGGATATACTGGATCAACCGGTGCGGGATATACTGGCTCTGCAAGTACTGCTGCTGGATATACCGGGTCAGTTGGTGCTGATGGTGCATATGCTGCTAGAGGCTATACTGGATCATTGGGTTCATTAGGTTATACTGGTTCAACTGGTGCTGGCTATACTGGTTCAGGTGGATATTGGGGTTCATACGGATATACTGGATCAATAGGTGCTGGATATACTGGTTCAGCTAGTACTGCTGCTGGATATACCGGGTCAGTTGGATCTTCGGCGTTTCTTAACTTAATAGGTAGCGTAAGTACATATACATCTATCCCAGGATATCCTACCTCCTACACTGGCAGTAGCGGGGATGGATATATAACTGACGACGGTACTTTATGGATTTGGAAGCCCCAATCAGTAGGTGGTCCTAGTACAATTGATTATCTCGTCGTTGCTGGTGGAGGTGGTGGTGGTGGACATCTTGGTGGTGGTGGTGGTGGTGGTGGTGTAATATCAGCTTCATCAGTATCAATTACGCCAAATGTGACATATACTATTACTGTTGGTAATGGTGGTGCTGGTGGTATTGCTGGAACAAACGCAGCAGGTTCAGGAACTGATTCAGTAATAACTGGCGGATCATTCTCTGGAGTAACTGCGTACGGTGGCGGTGGTGGTGGCAATTATAACACTATGCGTCCGGGACTTAATGGTGGTAGTGGCGGCGGTGCACCAGGTGCAGGGGGAGGGCAAGGACAAACATATGGTCAAGGTGTTTATCCTGGATCGTCATATGTAAGCGCAACACGTCAAGGATATGATGGCGGTACTGGTTGGGCACAAGATGGTGCTGGCGCAGCAGCAGGTGGTGGTGGTGCCAGTGCTGCTGGTGGAAATGCCAGTGCTAATACTCCCGGTAATGGTGGTGCTGGTATCCTAGGATGGAATTCAGTATACTATGCTGGTGGCGGTGGCGGCGGGGGAACTAGTGGTGTAAACACATTAGGCGGTATTGGTGGTGGTGGTGGTGGCCGAGGTGATACTAATGGCTATGCTGGATCAGCTGGAACTGGTGGCGGTGGTGGCGGTGGATCGCTTAACGGAACTGGTAGTGGCGGCGCTGGTGGTAGTGGTATTGTTCTCATACGTTACTCGAGTGTATCAGCCGATTCTACTGTAACTAATTTTCCAACATATACAAATAGCGGTGGATATAAAACTTACGCATTTACTACTTCTGGTACTATTATATTCAATACTCCAACAACAGGCTGGACTAATGTAGGCAATTTTAAAGGTTATACAGGATCAGCTAGTACAGTTGTTGGATATAGCGGTTCAGTAGGATTTACTGGTTCAGCAAGTACTGTAATAGGATATTGGGGGTCAGTTGGATACACTGGATCTTGGGGGTACTTTGGATCAACTGGATATTCGGGTTCAGCTGGTGCTTATTCTGCTATAGGATTTAGTGGATCACGTGGATATAGCGGATCTGTTGGCTTTGTTGGATCAGCTAGCACAGTTGTAGGATATAGTGGATCACAAGGAGTTGGTTTTACTGGATCACAAGGTATCGATGGTGCATATGCTGCTATAGGATATACTGGCAGTGCAGGAACTGGCGGTGGTGGCGGTGGCAGTAGCGTGACTGCTTCAAGTACTGCACCGGCAACTCCGGCTGTTGGAGACCTTTGGTATAATACTGGAGATGGAGTGCTTTATATATACATAAATAGTGCGTGGGTTTCAGCAGAATCTAGTAATCAAGATTATGGACAGGTACCCGAAACAGTAACCGCAACTAACGATTATGGGAGCATAGTATAATGGCTAAACAGATACAGCTACGTAGAGGAACTACTACGCAGATTTCATCATTTACAGGAGCAGCAGGTGAGTTGATATTTGATACTACTCTAAACACGCTAACTGTGATGGATGGAACTACTGTAGGCGGAACATACATGGCTAAGAGCGCTAGCCCAACACTTACAGGTACTGTTACTGTCCCTTCAAGGATTGATGTTACTGGAATAGTAACACACGATGCTGATCCTGTAAGTGCATCAGATATAAACTGCTCTCAGGGAAACTATTTTACCAAGACTGCTACAACTAATCTAACATGGACATTTTCAAATGTAATTAGTGCTAAGGTTACTATAATCGTGCTGAGACTAACCAACGGTGGCTCGTATGCTATGACTTGGCCGGTGTCGGTAAAATGGGCTTCTGGAGTAGCACCAGGGCTAACTGCAACTGGTACTGACATATTATCGTTTATTACCGACGACGGTGGCACTACTTGGCGCGGAGTAGCTAGCATAATAGATGCAAGATAAAAGATAGGATTACCTTCATGACAAAATATGCATATGCGCAGGATGGAAATATCGAGATATATAGCAGCTTGCCTGAATCTTGGAAAAATGTCAGCGGATTACATCACCTAGCTAATGATATCAATGCATTAAATGAATTAGGTTGGTATCAGGTTATTGAAGATGAGACTGCATATGATATGTATACACAAGCACGTGGTAATGCGAATTATAGTTTCCAAGATAACAATGTTATAGAAACGATCGAGATAATTGATTTGTCACCAAGCGATGATTCAAACGATATGATTAAAAATCTAGTAATGATGGAGATGCGTTCCATGCGAAATATGTATTTGCAGCAATGCGACTGGACACAGTTGTCAGATGCAGTAGAAACAATGTCTGAAGAAGGTATGCAAGCATGGAAAACATACAGGAGATTGTTACGAGAACTTCCTGAATTATATGCTAACATCAATTTAACTTCGATCTCTCAGATAATTTGGCCAAGTAAACCGGAATAGATAAAACATGCTTTATAACACATTATTAGCTAACACATATAACAATACATATCAGAAGTTATTTGCATGGGGAAGTGCGACTAATGGTATGGCAAATATATATCCAATCACTGATAGATCGTCTCCCGTACAGGTTGGTGCATCCTATTGGAAGAAAATAGTAAGTTCTTTCGATACTGTTGCAGCTATTAAAAGCGATAACACTCTTTGGACTTGGGGATACGGAAGTTATGGGCAGTTAGGGGACAATTTAACACGTGATTATTCTGTACCAGCTGCACTAGATACTAATTCTTGGACCGTAATAAGCTTACCATCAAGAGATCATGTACTGGCAATAAGAGATAACGGTACTCTATGGGGATGGGGAACTAACACATATGGTCAACTAGGTAATAACAGCGTTAATGCTGCTTTTACTCCAACACCGATTGCACCTACTAAGAGTTGGACTGCTATATCAAGCAATTATAATAGATCAGCAGGAATAGACACACTTGGACAATTATGGACCTGGGGATATCCTCTCCTTAACGGTAGTGGACAGAAGTCGATAGACTTCTATCCGCAGGTTGGAGACTTTGGTAAATCTAGAAGCAGTCCTGTACAAGTTGGATTAAGTTGGAGCCAGCTTTCACTAGGAAAAGCCTTTGGTGCGGGTAGATTATCAGATGGGTCAATCTGGGCATGGGGTGATAACTCAACAAGCATGATTCCTGGTTGGCCAACTAGTAATTATACAAATTCACCAGTTCCTATATTTGCGGCTAATAGTTATACTACATTTAGTGCAGGAGTAAGCAACATATTTGCCATAGATTCTCTTGGAAGACTTTATGGTTGGGGGTTAGCAACTAGTGGTCAAATGGGTAATAATACCACTGGTGTTGGAACTATAGTACAAGTAATGGGATCTTGGACCGCAGTATCAGCAGGTGATCTTCATGTTTTAGCTATAAGATCTGATAAGAGTCTATGGGCATGGGGCAATAATGCTGTTGGACAGTTAGGTGATGGCGGACTAGTTGGTAGATCTTCACCAGTACAAGTAATGTCCTATAGTGGAACACCATCTTATAGCGTATTTTTTAGTGGTGTTGCTGATTACTTACAAACTGATTATCTATCTACTCTTGCGTTTGGTACTAATGATTGGACTATAGAATTTTGGTCATACCTAATTCCAAGTACAAACGTTCGTCAAGATTGGATAGATCTATCATCAAATGTTAGTACCAATTATAGAATGATATTGTTGTATGATGGTACTAACATTATATATTACAACGGAGAAGTTGGATATACCCAATCAAATAAGATTATAGTTCTAACAGCATTTAATACTCTAGCTTATCAGTGGAATCATATAGCGATTTCAAGAGCAGCAGGTACTACTAGGATATTCATAAATGGTATCTCGATCGGAGCATATACCGATCCTTGGAACCCTATCGGAACATATAGGCTTACTGTTGGTAGAGATCCAAACGGCAGTACTTATTCAACACAATTTATGTCTAATCTCCGTATCATTAACGGCGGTGGAATATATAGCACAAACTTCACTCCACCAACTGGCGATCTAACTACAACTGTATCAGCTGGAACAGTGGCTATATTAGCATTACAGTCATCAACATTTATTGATAACTCAGTTAATAATACCACTATATACAGATTCGGAGTTCCTACTATATCCAATACGATTCATCTCCCATATAACAGGACTGGATTTACATCTTTTTCAATGATTAGTGCTGGATTGAGCAGTAGCGTTGCTATAGATACAACAGGTAAATTATATGCATGGGGAATTAATAATTATGGACAAGTAGGGGATAATACTACTTTTAACAAGTATTATCCGGTGATGATTGATAGCAATAGTTGGAATTCAATCGCGAGTTCTTACAACGTAAACTTTGCTATTAAATCCGATAAGACTCTATGGACATGGGGAACTGGTGATTATGGTACTAATGGCACTGGAATAAACTCATTAAGCATGAGCACACCATCTAGCGTTGCGTTATCTCCAACATCATGGAGCAAGATATATGTCACAGATAGCCATGGCGTTGGTATTAAAACAGATGGATCATTATGGGGTTGGGGATTAAACACTTCAAATCAAATTGGAAATACTATCACAACAAACTATAACACATATTTTCCAATACAGATAGCAGCAAGCAGACCAGCAGGTTCAGCTTGGAGTGCTGTAGCATTAAACGATCTAGGCGGGTTAGCTGTTACTCAGGATGGTAAAGTATTTGGATGGGGCAAGCAGACAGTAAACCTCATGCCTGATCAATTAGTATACGGTAGCAGAGCTGCATTTACTGGTAGTGATAGGTTTGCACAAAATTACGGTTTAATACAGATGGGCACGATTACATGGCCAACTGATAGAAAAAAATTCTCAGCTGGTGGAACTGATGTTAGACACATAATCGACAGTAATGGCGGATTATGGGCATGGGGGGCTAACAATTCCGGAGCTATCGGTATACCACAAACTGTTGCAACTTTTCCTTCAATAATTAAAGTAAACAACAGTAGCTGGAGTGCGGTAGAAAGTGGAACTAGTTGGACATATGCTATCGATGCAAGTGGTCGATTATTTGCATGGGGTAACAATTCAAATGGAGTGTTGGCTGATAATACTGTTATTGCTAGATCAAGTCCCGTACAAGTATTAGCAGGTAGTAGTTTTTCGATAGTCTCTTCGGGCTCGGCGCAGGGTATGGCTATCGATATTATAGGTAGATTGTGGATTTGGGGATTAGGCACTAGTGGCCAGCTAGGAGATGTTACAGTTGTTAGTAAATCAAGTCCTGTACAGGTAGCTAGTGTAAATCCTACACCGTTTAATACTAGTACATATAGCGTTAAATTTAGTGGCGGTGCTGAATATATATCGATGCCAAACAATGCAATATTTGCTTTTGGTGCAGGTGATTTTACTATCGAATGTTGGATATATACTAATGCTAACAATGGCGCCATTCAATATATATACGATAGTAGGACTGCCGCAACACAGGGTCTTTATCCAGCATGGTATATAGATGCTGCATATCTATTAACATATTATGTAAGTACTGCTGCTAGATTAGTTAGTACAGCTCTATCGCCAGGTGTTTGGTATCATGTAGCACTTAGTAGGGTCAGCGGAAATACTTCTCAATATGTTAATGGTGTACAAAATCCAGCAGCAACTACATATGCAGAAGGTACTTTAATTAGTAGTACTACTATAACTACAATCGGAGCAATGGCACTTACTGTAGGTACACTAGGATTCAAGGGATATATTAGCAACTTCCGTATAGTCAAGGGATTAGGCGTATATACGGGAGCATTTACTCTGCCGACTAGTGCATTAACAACGACACAAAGTTCAGGAACTAATATACAGGCAATAACTACCCAAACTGTGTTCTTATCATTGCAAAATTCTACTATTATAGATAATAGTAGCACAGCTATTACTATTACTAGGGTCAATAATCCATTACCAATAGCAGGAAACGGTACTCCTATTAGTTGGACTGCTGTAGCCGGAAATGTTAATGCTGTAGCTGCTATTGACACTGTTGGAAGATTGTGGGCATGGGGATTAGGTACTAGTGGTCAGATCGGTGACGGTGCTGCTATCAATAGAAGTCGTCCTACACTAGTATCTATGCCTATTGGTAGTAGTTTTACTGCGATTGCGGCCGTTGGTGGAGAATCAACATTCTATGCCATAGACACACTTGGCAAATTATGGGGATGGGGAGCAAATAGTAACACGTTCCTCGGTGACGGTACAGCTGGTGCAAAGAGTTCACCGATACAGATCGGAACAGGAACTAGCTATACCGCAGTATATAGTAGTGTTGGTGCTAGCACTATAGCTGCAAGAGAAAGTACTGGAACATGGAGAATATGGGGCCTCAATACTAGTGGTCAATTAGGTAATGGTACTATAACTAACCAAACATTAGTTACAAACGGGTTTACCGCTGCGGCACTTGCACAATTTGATGGGGCGCTGACTGCTGTATTCCCTGGATTAAATCAAACCTTTGCAGTAGATAGTAAAGGTAATCTATGGGGATGGGGAGCTAATGGTACAACTTCCTCTGTAGGAAATTTCTTTAATTCGGGTGTAGTTTATTCATATCCACAGATGGTAGGGTTAGGTAACTATAGTTGGACCGCAGTAGCAGCAGGAATCAGCAATACAGCACTAATAAGTACTACTGGAACTTTGCTAGTATGCGGCGTCCCTACTAACGGTGCGTTGGGCAACAACAATGTTGCTATCAGTGGTCCTAGTATCGTTAAATATGGTCCAACTACTAGCAGCTGGAGTGCTGTTGATGTTGGAACTGGACATATAATCGCCCTCGATAGTTTGAAGAAGTTATGGACATGGGGGTTAGGTACTAGTGGACAGATTGGCAATGCTGCTGTAGTAACTGCTCTAAGCGTAAGTTCACCTGTAGCAATATCATCAACTAGTAGCTTTACTATAGTCAGTGCTAAACTTACTACATCGTACGCAATAGATATCACAGGAAAACTTTGGGCATGGGGCCTTGGAACTAGTGGGCAGATTGGTGATCTTACTATTGTTAGCAAATCTGCTCCAACTGCTGTGCTTCCATTAGGAATTAGCTTTACTACAGTAGGCTCTACTAGAAATAACGAAGTATTTGCTATAGATAATCTAGGTAAACTCTATGCTTGGGGATTAGGCACTAGTGGCCAGCTAGGAACTGGTGGCGTATTAACACTATCAAGTCCATTGCAGATTGGTACAGGAACTAGCTATACAACACTTGGTGGAGGTGGATATTTTGGTGGGCTTGCATTTACTAGCGCAGGTGTATTACATGGTTGGGCAGGTACTACAGGTACTACAAATACAACACTATATAATCAATTCTTGGCTGGATTTCCAGGTGCACCATTACAAATTGGAACTAGCAGCTGGAACGCAGTTAGTTCTAATGGAGATTCAACACCAACAACAACAACGATAGCAGTAGATATCAATGGTAAAGCATATGCTTGGGGATTTAATTACAGCGGGCAATTAGGTGATGGTACTATTATTCATCGTTCAAGTCCAGTCCAGATCGGTGCAGGTAGCAGCTTTACAGCAGTTAGTGCCGGAACTAATAATGGTGCTTTAATTAGACTCGACGGATCAATGCTTGGATTTGGTACTAATGCCACTTATGGTATAGGTGATGGCACTATTGTGAGCAGAAGCGCCCCTACAATGGTCTATGGAAAAATGTCCTGGACTATGGTTACAGTTGGAATTGGTTCTAATTACGCAGGTGTTACTACAGACGGTGGGTTGTGGACTTGGGGAGGAAATCAATCCGGAATATTGGGTAACGGACTTAGTGATTTAACTACTTGGAGATGGTATCCTAATAAGATAGGTATTAGCAGTTGGTCTGCTGTAGCAGTTAGCGAGACAGCTATGGCAGGAATAGATGCATTAGGTCGTTTGCTTACTTGGGGTGATAATACATATGGACAGCTTGGCGATAGTACGATTGTTAATCGTTCAAGTCCGGTAGCAATTGGTTCTAGCAGTTGGACGATGGTTACCACAGGAAGTAACAATTTTTATGCTATTGATACAACTGGTCGATTATTTGCATGGGGAATTAACACTGTTGGTCAACTTGGTGATAATACGATTGTTAATAAATCAAGTCCTGTCCTTATTGGTACTGGAAAAGTCTTTATTTCAATAGCAGCAGGTCCATCACATGCAGTTGCGGTTGATAATGCCGGAGGAGTGTGGATTTGGGGAAATAATGCTAATTATCAGCTAGGTAGTGGTACTCTTGTTAATAGATCAAGCCCAGTACAGATTGGTACAGGGTATAGCACTACACGAAACAGATTATTAGCAGGTATATTTGTCGCTGGTGCAATTACTAGCACAAATTCAATTAATATTTGGGGAAGTAGCGGAAATGAAGAGCTAGGAATAGATTTAAAATCAACTGCTGTACAGATAGCAGGATCTTGGACTGATGTTGCAAGTGGAGCAAGTCATATAGTAGCCCTAAAATCAGACGGTAGAATTTGGGCTTGGGGCAATAATGCTGTTGGACAATTAGGTGACAACACTGTCATTAATCGTTCAAGTCCTGTACAAATCGGTACTAATAGTTGGAACGCTATTTCAACTACTGATAATTCGACTGTTGCTGTTAGAAATGATGGAACATTGTGGGCATGGGGATATGGAGGAGCTTACGCCGTTGGTGATGGAACAAATACTAGTAGATCAAGTCCAGTTGTTATAGCGTATAGTTGGAGACAGGTATTATTAAACACCAGTGTTGTTATGGCATTAAACAGTGGTGGACAATTATGGATGTGGGGATCTGGAGCTAGTAGCTTATTCCCTGGAGATGCTACTGCTAATAATAGATCTGCTCCAAGCCAAGTAATAACTGACAAAAGTTTTACTATGATTGGACTAGGAACTACAGCTCTTTTTGCTTTAGATACGATTGGTAGATTATGGGGATGGGGTAATAGCGTCGGTGATAATACATCGACCACTTATACTTCACCAGTTCTAGTTAGTACTCCAGTAGGAGTCAGTTGGTCAATGATATCAGCTGGGGCTAATAATTATTTTGGTATAGATACAACAGGTCTTCTATGGGGATGGGGCGGCGCTTTACAAAACGGAGTAGCACCAGTTACTAGTGGAACACAAACACTTCTTCCTACTAAATTAGGTCCAATTCCAAATGCAACATCTGATAAAAACTATGTTAAGATAGTGTATGGTGGAAGGAACACTTGTGGATTTGCTATAGATGATCAAAGTCGCTTATGGGCTTGGGGGTATAATAACTGGGGGCAACTTGGTCAAAATGATGTCGTTCAACGATCGTCGCCAGTGCAAGTTGCAGGGTTATATTCAAGCGTTGCTTCTGGTGGAGATGGCAATGTGTTTGGTATACAAACTAATGGAACATTATGGGCATGGGGATATGATAATGGCGGTTCTGGATATCTAGGGTTCGGTGGCGTTGGCAGTGACAGATCTGCTCCTGTGCAGATTGCATCTGGAACTAGTTTTACGTTAGTAAAGGCAAAAGAAAATCAAGGCGGAATAGCAATATCTATCAATGGGACTATGTTTACATGGGGGACAAATAGCAGCGGAGAGGGCGGAGTTAATTCTGTCGCCAATCCTATAACAACTCCTACTGCACTAGCTTCACCATATAACGCATATATCTGGAGTACAGCTTCATGTAGTCTTAATGCTGTAATGGCTATTAGGAATGATGGTACACTATGGAGCTGGGGTAACAATGCTGCTGGACAATTAGGGTTAGGCGATATAGCTAATAGATCATTGCCGGTACAGGTGATGTCGAATTCAACTAGACGCTGGTCTCAAGTAAGTATAGCAGTAAGCCACGCAGCAGCTATCGATACAAATGGAAATCTATGGGTTTGGGGATATAATAACGTTGGCCAATTAGGCCTAGGTGATATTCTAAACAGATCCACGCCGACACAGGTTGGAACATTGAGCTGGAGCGGCATACATGCTGGTACTAGCAATATAGTTGGAATAAGCGGTGGACAGCTATACTGTTTAGGAGGAACATATCCAGGGGATGGAACAAATACTACTAGATCCAGCCCTGTAGCAGTGTTATCAGGAACAAACTTACTCAGTACAGATGATAGTTTTTCAGCTAATGGTGGATTTATTAGATCAGATGCACAAACTCATATATATGCGTGGGGCGATACTAGTAATGGTAGAATACACCAATTAGACGGTGGTAGTCATAGCGCACCTTTTTATCCTGTGCTAACACATTATAATTCATATTATTCATGGACTAGTGTATCATGTAAATCAAGCAGTGTATCTGCATTAAGATCAGACGGAACGCTGTGGAATTGGGGAATTGGTACCAATGGTCAGTTAGGTATAGGATGGTCTTCGTCAACGGGACTTGCTACGCAAGTAATGAGTGGTTATAGCATTAAACAATCAGTAATAGCTGACGTTAACGGATTTGTGATCACAAACGATGGTAAGATGTACTCGTCAGGATTTAATGGTACTGGAGAATTAGGATTAGGACATACCCGAACTAGTGTTTATACTATAAGTTCCCCAGTACAAGTTGGAACTAAGACTTGGGCTTCAGTGATGATAGGATTTAGTAATACCTGGGCTGTTGATACTAATAGTAGATTATGGGCTTGGGGTGCTGGAAACTTGGGTCAGCTAGGTAATAATAGTGTAATGGGCGCTAGTGACCTTGGATATCAGATACCCGGAAGCTGGACTACAGTATCAGGAGATGGTGTTGTTGCTGCTATTAAAACCGACGGAACACTTTGGACTTGGGGATATACTGGAATTGGTCAGGGTTATGCTATCGGTGAAAATTATAACTTAAATAGATCTAATCCGGTGCAGATTCCAGGTAGTTGGATTGCTGTAGAAGCAAGAGGAAATCTAAGCTATCCATCAGTGTTGGGAATAAAAACTGATAGAACTCTATGGGGATGGGGTGATAATTATAATGGTCAATTAGGACTCAGTAATACAAACACTGGAAGGTCTCCAGTACAGGTTTCTACAGCGTATGGATATAACGGTTCATGGACTATGATATCAATGGGAGGACAGGGCGGCGGAGGAAGCTCAGGTTTTGGAGGAAACGGCAGTACTGTAGCTATTGATGCGATCGGAAGATTGTGGACCTGGGGTCAAGGTACTGCTGGACTTGCCGGCGATGGTGGATCTACTACTAGGAACTATCCAAATATGATCGCACCTAGTAATACATATACTAATCTACCAGGATCATGGACAATGGTATCAATGGGAGGGTATCATGCAGCAGCTATCGCATTCAATGGATCATTATGGGCATGGGGGTTAAACACTACCGGCCAGCTCGGAACAGGTGATATATTGAATACTAGTATTCCAACTCAAATTGGAGTAGGTATTTCATGGGTATCAGTTAGTGCATTGGCTAGTGGAACGATTGCTGTAGATTCAAATCAAAACTATTACTTTACAGGTGATATAGGGTATGCCAATTTAAGCGGATCAAATATAGCTAGATCAAACTTGACACAGATATCTTCAATCACTAATGGATCTGCTGTTTTACCAAAAGGAACAGCACAAACAGGTGTTTCAATGTACGGATATCTAGATAATAGTGGATATCTGAGAGTAGCAGGACAAACATTAGGTGGCCACTACAGTAGATCAGGAGGGTTTAATCAGTATGATTATAACTTAATACCAACAACAACATCATTTGTAACAGTCGATGCAGGAAGTGGTACTAGAGGAATGATAGCATTGGATGCTGCTGGTAATGCATATGTATGGGGAAACAATACTAACGGAACGTTAGGTATTTATGATACTGCTTCTCGCAGTTCTCCTACACTAGTGTCTTCAAGAGCAGTTGGTGGATATCTTTATTCATGGTCAGCAGTAGCAAGTGGGGATGCTTTTATAGCTTTATCGGATCCTTCAGGAAACGTATTTTTTACTGGATATAATGGAGATGGACGCTTAGGTGTTAGAGATACAGCTAACAGAAGTGCTCCTTCACAAGTATTAACTGGTGGATCCTTTAGATCTGTATCAGGTGGGGCTTCACATGTAATAGCCCTTGATAAATTCGGTAAATTGTATTACTGGGGGTATAATGGGTATACAGTTACTGTAGCACCTGCATTAATAAGCTCACCATATACCAATAATGCATTTAAATCAATATCGGCTATGGGGCGTAACTCAGTAGCTATCGATACCAAAGGTGCCTTATACCTTTACGGTCCGGGTGGAAGTCCTACTGGATTAACCACATACACATTCACACCAATAGATGCAAATCAAGGAAGTTGGGTAACAGCAGGCCTTACTAACAACGGATCTACGCTAGCAGCAATTAAGTCAGATGGTTCATTATGGCTCTGGGGATCTAATAATGCATCAGGGCAACTAGCACAGAATAATACAGCCGTATATTCATCAATAGTTGTTGTTGGTACATCAAAATGGGCAGCTATAGGAGCAACGAGAGCTGATATCAATTTCGCATTGACTATATCATCTTCTTAATATATAATACTACTATATTAAGGAGAATACTATGCATGATATCGATCTTCAATTAAAACTGATGCTCGAAGGAAATTTCGATGAGGCTTGGGAAACATCCGAAAAGCTTCAAGCAATGGGACCCGATGGAATATTAGATCCTGAAGGGAATCCAAATCCGGAGATGTGGGTTAGACATAGCTTTAACCGAGGTTGGTTTTTATTGCAACAAAACCAATATCAAGAAGGATGCCAACTACTTGAAAATGGGAGATTTATCAGTGTATACGGTAGCCCTCCGTTAAAGACATCAGCTCCAATTTTTAATCCAAATGAGCACGATATGGAGGGGAAAGGTGTTATCTTATCACTAGAAGGTGGTTATGGTGATGAATTTATCCATGCTAGATTTGCTACTTCACTAAAAAATCGTCTAGGTGCTGGAAAAGTTTATGTAGCTTGTGATCCATCTTTGTTCTCAGTTATTAGCAGGATCGAAGGGGTTGATCAGTGTATCACTAGAGCCGAATCTAACAAAGTTACACATGATTATTGGATCCCAGGGTTCAGTGCAGGTTGGTTATGTGGTCATACATTTGATGATCTCCCTTCAGGACCATATATGTCTCCAAGTTCAAAATCTGTCGAAGCTTGGAGTGAATTTATACGCACTGACAAGAAAGTAAAGGTAGGAATACGATGGGCAGGAAATCCAAAATTTGAACATCAACAATTCCGTAAGTTTCCAGAAAATTTTATCACTGAATTAGCCAAATATGATGATATACAAGTATACAGTTTGCAAAAAGATAACAATCTAATCGATCTACCAGAAAATATCATTGATTTGCAACATCTATTAATTTCTTGGGAAGATACTATGGCTGCTATATCTAAACTAGATATAGTTATTACATCATGCACTAGTGTGGCACATATCAGTGCTGCTATGGGTAAAGAAACTTGGGTAATAGTTCCTATATTGCCATATCACACATGGGCGCTAGGAGCTCCTTATTCAAATACTAGTCCATATTATAAATCAGTCACTCTCTTCCGACAGAAGAAGAAAGGCGTATGGAACGATACATTCCAAAATCTATATCGTGCCTTTGAAGCTAGATTTGGTTTAAATTTCCTAGAACATCCTTCACAAGACAAGGAACTAAAGAGATTGAACTTAGGTTGTGGATTTAAGAAGTTTGATGATTTCCACAATGTTGATGCTTCTGACTTATGCAATCCAGACGAGATTGTAGAACTCAACAGCAAGTCGTGGCCATGGCCAGATAATGAATATGGTCATATCGTAGCCAAGGATATACTAGAACATCTCGGGCACGACGGTGTTAACTTCATCGATATCGTCAAAGAAATGTACCGCATCTCTAATAACGGAGCAGTGTGGGAGATCCAAGTGCCGCATCATCGTTGTGAAATAGCCTGGGACGATCCATCACATGTTCGTGTGATAACACCAAATACATTCCGCTTGTTTGATAAGAAGCGTAGTTATGAAAAGATCGTAGCAAGCGATAGCGATAGCTATCTAGCTTTCTTGCATGATATTGATATTGAAGTATGTGATGTTAAGTATGAATTTACCGATGCTTGGCAAAAGGCAGTTGAATCAGGACAGGCTAAAGAAGAACAATTAGAATACGCTATGAATCATCTATCTAACGTGATTTTATCAACTAAGATCTTGATACAGGTACATAAGCCAGGTCGATACACAACACAAGAAGCACACGATGCTGTTAACAAGCTAGATATGAAGATGCGAAATATAAGCAATGATTAATCTTAACAAAAGTTTAAAATTTAGTTATAATGTTAATGTTGATAATGCTTATATTATAACATTAAAAAATCACCAAGAATCGGAAAGATTGTCAAATGGATGTCAGCATAGTTGTCGTTCAGTTGGAATGCCTTTCCAAGTCTGGGATGCATTTGATGGTACTAATGGTCAAGAAATAAAAGTGCCCAATCATTCAAAGAATTCTAGCTACTTATCATGGTTAAAAGTATTTGATCATCATTTAAGTATTACCGAAGTGGCTTGCTTTTTTAGCCATTTTAGCCTATGGACTAAGTGTATTGAACAAGATCAACCATTAGTAATATTAGAACACGATTCTATCATGGTAAAACCATATAAAGAACATCTAGCGTATAACAGCATAGTATATTTAGGAAGTTCTGAACAAAATAATAAAACTATGCCTGTTTTAAGCATTCCTCCACATGGTACATTAAACCATAATTACCATTTTATCTGTAGGGCACATGCATATGCCATAGATCCAATCGTTGCTAAGAATCTAGTATCTTATGCTATACAACGCGGCATTTGTGAATCATTAGATGTTATTATGAGAGCGGACCTTTTTAACATTAGCCAGTATGGCCTATATGCTTATGATCGGTTTGAAGGAACTACTATTACTAATAGGAAGAAGGATGTTCGGCTTAGTGATGATAATATTGGGAACGAGCGTTAAGTAATCAGCCACTGACTGGAATTGTTTATTAAAATGTTTTCTAGCGCAGGTGTAAAACTGATATTTGTTTTTTAAATTTTTAGGAAATGGTATCTCTTTTATATCTGCGCTATATTTCTCTGCTACTAGTTTTGCCACATCTAAAAAAGAAACAGGATCACTAGTTCCAACATCATATATTCCAGATGGCATTTCGGTCAATATACATTCAACAACATCATTAACTGAAATAAAATCCCTAATACAGATATCAGAACTTTCAAATACTCTTATATTACCCGTTTCAATAGCAGATTTTGTAAACTGACACAATGGACTAGCTTGGCTACCTTTATGCTCTTCACCGTCTCCGTAAACATTAAAAAATCTTAATCCAACAATCTTAGAAAATCGATTGATATTATCCAATACCCATATATCAATTGTAGCTTTTGATAGAGCGTAAAAATTCAAAGGATTGATCGCATAGGTAAAGCTATTACCATAGACTGATGCACTGCTAGCATAAGTTACTGGTATTCCATACTTAATAGCAATCTCAAACAATTCTAGAGAATATCTAATATTATACTCATGTATCCTGTTTATATCTAATTCAGTAGTGCTAGATATCGCTCCTAGATGATAGATATGCGTTACTTCATTCCAGTTTATAACCTCTAGAGATGAGTATGCATTGTTTATATTAACAGATATAACATTATCATGTACTTTACGAACTAGATGAGATCCTATAAATCCATCACTTCCGGTTATTAATATCATTAAAATAGCTATCCACATGTTGTGCTTTATCATCGATCCAGATATCATATGATGGTTTTTTAAAATTAAGGGATGTATATTTTACATTCCATTTTAAAAATTGATCTTTAGTTACTTCTGACCAATCTTTCCCAGAATTACCCCCACGGGCAGTCCAATAATGTATCTCATGAACTTGATCGTATAGATCATTAAAATGCTTGATCCTGGAAACAAAAGGTTCAGCATAGATATAGTTACTATTAATAGTTGTTGTACAGATAGTTCCATCTATATCAACCATATATTTCATTTCTGGCTATCTCCCGGTATTACACGATAATTATCTGAAGGTTCATCAAAAGTACTCACTTCAAATATAACAGAATCATTTTCTAAAGCTTTTACCTGATGTAGATCCAAAGGACGTAAACGCCATGTATCCCCTACAGTTAATATATGAGAATATTGTTTAGCATCATTAGTATCAATAGTGATCAATTCAAAAGAACCTTTCTGTACATAAAACGTCTCATCTTTATTCTTATGGAAATGCATACTGCTAGTACTACCAGCACGATCGTAACATAACATCTTGGCACAATATAATTCATTATGGGCGATAATAACTTCTTTACCCCAGCCTTTTGGTATTTCCTTAATCATTGGTTTTCTCCAAAATACTTGTCGTTGAATATCCTGTTACATACGGTATCAAAACTACTTTAGCTAAATCATGTCCAACTACATCATATATAGTTTCATAATCACCGCCCTTGGTTATAATGTTTGGTCTAATTTTCTTGATCAATTCATACGGTGTGTCTTCTTCAAATATTATTACCTGATCAACACATCCTAAGTTTTCTAAAACATACTTACGATCTTCTTGTTTATTCACTGGTCTTTTAGATCCCTTCAATCTAGATACAGAAGTGTCTGAATTTAATCCTACTATTAATCTATCTCCCAATTTCCTAGACTGTTTTAGGTATTCAACATGTCCTTTATGTAATATATCAAAACACCCATTAGTGAACACAGTATGTTTTTCTATTGCCCGGATGTCTTCATTAGTTAAGACATAAGTTCCAAATTTAGTAACCGATCTAGATGCTAATCTCATAGCTCTAGTAGCTGCGTCTACTATCTCATACTTATGTGTTAAATAGTGTGCAAGAGCAGCTATAAAAACATCACCAGCACCAGTAACATCGCTAACTTGATGCTGATCTGTAGAGATAGTTTGATGCAGTCCAGAACGATTGGCAATTAAGATACCTTTATCTGCCATAGTTACTATCATAGTTCCTATATCATACATTTCCAAAGCATCTCTAATATTAGAACATGAATTATAGTTTTTAAATTCTTTCTCATTTAATTTAACTATGTCAGCTCCAATATAGTTTGATAAATCTTTTTTAGGATCAACGATTACTTTTTTTCCTTGGGTTTTTACATGTTTAATAATATCTAAACTATTATGTAGAAATCCTTTATTATAATCACTTAGTATAACGTACTCAATATCATCAGAAAAATTATAATCTATCTTTGTGTTTTCAACATATGTCTCATTATCAGATCTAAACAATATGTGATTATTACAAACATAGCGTGTCTTAATACTGTTCTTATTACAATGATACTCAACAGTATTTCCAAGGGCTATTAAATTAGCTTGTACATTTCCAGCGCCACCATTCGTAGATTCTCTGTGTAATTCTGAAAAAATAGGTATTGGAGATTCAGGAGATATACGATCCACTGTTCCAAAAACATAAACATCAGTTATATGATCACCAATGAGACCTATATTCATTCTTGACTCTCTAAAAAATTTATTATATAATAATGGAATATTTACATTGAGCTTACAATAGTAAAAATATTTTCGCAAGTAAAAAATAAGGTATATATTATTATGAAAATAGCAATCATTGATATCATTGGAATTCCATATGACGGGAGCACATTAGAAAAACAAGGGCTCGGTGGAAGCGAAAGTGCCGTCATACTACTCTCTAAAGAATTAACAGATATAGGCTTTGATGTTACTGTATTTAATACCTGTAATATTGATCATGCTAATCCTGGGATTTATGACGGAGTTACTTATAGAGTATTAACAGATTTAGCATTTGATCATGATTTTGATGTAGTTATTAGCTCCCGAACAGTGATACCATTTACTAATCCAAAGGATTATCCAAATCTACGTGATAATAGAGCCATGCCTTTCCAAAGCATGAACTTATATGATAGGATCTTAAGTAAAGCCAAGATGCGTATACTTTGGATGCATGATACTTTCTGCTTAGGCGATCATGTATTAGAAAGTCTTGCTGTAAGTAATCGTATCACTGATATATTCACACTCAGTGATTGGCACTCGACCTATATTACAAACTGTGATCACGGTAATCGACGAAACTTTGAAGTATTAAAGAATAAGTTATTCATTACACGAAACGGTGCTAAAAATTACAATACAGAAGTTGATATAACTGCTAAAGACCCTAATCTATTTGTCTATAACGCTAGTGCTAGTAAGGGAATGATTCCATTAGTAGAAATCATATGGCCTATCATCAAGAGCCAGATTCCTCAAGCTAAACTAAAGATCATTGGTGGATATTATAGATTTAGTACTGTTTCAGAACCAGATGAACAGGAAAAGAAATGGAGGGCTATGGCAAATGATCCAAAAAATCTTAATCTAGACATCGAATTTACAGGAGTTATTTCACAAAAAGAAATAGCCAATATTTTAACTAATGCTAGTTTTATGCTGTATCCATCCGCATTTCCAGAAACATTTGGAATATCTACGCTAGAATCTCTACTATATAACACGCCTGCTATAACTTGTCGATTTGGAGCATTAGAAGAGATAGCACTAGATGGGGCCTGTTATCTCATAGATTATGCTATAGAACCAAACGGACTATTTCCAAATATTAATAAAATGGATCAAATTAATAGATTTGTTGATATGACTTTAAGAGCATATCATAACAAATACCTACATCAACAAAAGCAATATTACTGCAATATAATTAAAGATATCGCAGGGTGGGATGGAATAGCTCTACAGTGGAAACAGTTTATCTTCCGTAAGACAGGTGCATATCTACCAGTAGCTGAATATAGAGCTGTAACAAAGCTTAATCATCGTGTACACAAAGTTTGGCAGCGTCGATATCATAATACAGTTGAACTTGAATCGCATAAACTAGGCATAGAAAAAGAAATCTACGTAGTTTCTCCTTTTTATAATGGTGCTGATTATATTGCTCGCTGTATTGAATCTGTTGCTGCACAAGATTACAACAATTATACACACGTTTTAATTGATGATAACTCGTCCGATGACGGTGTTAGTATTGCTGCTGATACTATAGGTAGATTGCCTGATGACATACGTAAGAAATTCATATTAATTAAAAATAATGAGAATAGAGGTGCACCTTATAATCATATATCATTTATAAGAACTATCAAGAACGACGATGCTATCGTTATATTACTAGATGGCGACGATAGTTTAATTAATGACAACAGCATCTTTAACTATTATAATACTCTTTATAGCGAATCTACTGATTTTAGCTACGGTAGCTGCTGGAGTATGGTTGATAATATACCTCTAATAGCACAGCCCTATCCAAAAGCTGTAAAAGAAAATAAGTCATATAGGCAACATAAATTCAATTGGAATATGCCCTATACACATCTGAGGACTTTTAGAAAAGGACTATTAAACAATATTAGCGATAGTATGTTTAAGGACGAAAACGGCAATTGGTATAAAGCAGGTGGTGATGGATCTGTATTTTATGCCCTAATTGAATCTGCTGATCCAGATAAAGTAACTTGTGTACAGGATATCGTATATAATTACAACGACACTAATCCATTAAATGATTATAAGATTAACGGAGCTGAACAGACTAAGAATGCTAACAGTATATTAACTAAGAAACCCATAGGTAGTAAGTATTCTATCGTTGTACCTACTATGTGGAGATGTAATGATGTGTTCTTACCATTTATTGATAAGCTATGTGATTGTGATCTAGTCGATGATATCATAATCATCAATAACGATAATACTCGTACACCAGATAAGGACTTCTCAAATCCAAAGATAAGGATGTTTGATTTTGGAAAGAACATCTTTGTAAATCCAGCATGGAACTTTGGCGTAGAAAACAGTCGCAATGATAGAATTTGTATCGTTAATGATGACGTAGCATATGATCTTGCAGTACTAGATAAGCTCTATGATATGCTTACACCAGAGAATGGTATATTTGGACTATGTCCTGGAGTTAGTGACTTTAATCAAATACCTGTTACTACTAAATCTATTGATATAGTCGAATGGGTTGGCCAACATACTTATGGTTTTGGCTGTTTGATGTGGATACATAAGAAGAGTTGGATTACAATTCCAAATGGGTTGGATATCTACTTCGGTGATAACTTTATCTTTGATATACAGTTAAGACAGGGAAAGAAGAACTATCTAGTAGCTAACATAGATTTCTATACTCCGTTTGCAGAAACAACTAAAGATACTACACTAACTGGTGGATTTTTAGATAGAGAATCTGTAGTGTATACCGAAGTTAAGAACAATATGGAAAGTTATCTCCCATCTGCGCTTCCGGCTCCAATTGCTATCGAAGCGATTCCAGTAGAAAAGAAGGAAAAGATAACAAAAATTTCAAAACCAACAAAGCGTATATTGATAGCTATACCAACAGCCAACAATATCGAAGCAACAACATACAAAGCTATATATGATCTCGTAATACCGGATGGATATGTTGCTGATTTCCAATATTTCTTCGGATATCAAGTTGATCAAGTTAGAAATCTAATAGCAGATTGGGTAGTTAAAGGATACGACTATCTGTTCTCAGTAGATAGTGATATATCGTTCTCTTCAGATACACTAGTTAAGCTACTAGCACACAATAAGGATGTCGTATCAGGGCTTTATATACAGCGTATTCCTGGAACACATACACTCGAACTGTATGAAAAGAATGCGCATGGTGGTGTATCAAATATTCCAATTGATAAATTACCAGCTAATAGCTTACATGAAATAGCAGGTTGTGGTTTTGGTTGTACTTTAGTTAAGAAAGAAGTGATGGTATCTATCGGATATCCGCAATTTAAGTATCACTCTGCTATAGATCATAAAAATACCATATCAGAAGATGTAGATTTCTGTAGAAAGGCACTAGATAAGGGCTTTAGGATATGGGCAGATACTTCTATTATATGCGGACATACAGGTAAGTTTACATTCAACGTCGATGCTGGGAAGATGAAACGATAAATACTGTATGGAACGCAGTTTAGTTAAGAGAAAGATCAATCCAACACCAGGTGTGAAGGATATACAACAACAAACTCTAGATCCCCAAAGTCCTGGATCTAGAGGTTTAGAAGCCTTTATTAAAGATAAACGCAATATAATGCCCAAAGACCTTAAGATCAATAAGGACCGAAACGTAAAGTAACCATTGACTTCTAACACATTAACCTGTAAAGTTAAAAAGTAAGGAGAATAATATGAGTCGAATTTATGGACCAGAAGAAAAAGCCAAGCTAATCAGCGTTATTAACCAAGGTAGCCAAGTTCTACAAGAAGTAGAAGACCTCAAGGGTGGATTACGTGATACTGTTAAGGCAATCGCTGAAGAATTAGAGATCAAGCCAGCATTGCTAACCAAGGCTATCGCAGTTGCCCACAAGCGTAACTGGAATCAAGTTAACGAAGATTACGAAGAACTCGAGAATATCCTAAT